ATGTTGTCTTCACACATCCACATGAAGGTCTGCACTCCCCCATACCATTCGGTTTCCGACCTATCTCTTTGGGGGCAGCCATTAACTTGGGATAATGTTTTCTGCATTCTTTCCTTCATAAGGTATGTTTCAATTACTATCGTTTAATTGTTAGGTTCTGCCCTTCGTGCAACGTTATCGACTATTGCACTACTATGGCATCTGCTGACTTCTCACAGCAAGCTTTACTCCATGACTTTCGTAAAGGCAACTAATCGTCATGTCCGTGAGACCTCCTCGGATAAGGGCTTATTCTTTCCATCTTATACCCACTTCATTTACACCAACCATTCCGAATAGCTATAGGACTTTGATTTGTTTAGCAATCTCATCCATGGTCAAATGCCTTATATGAAGTTTCTGTACGTTAGGTCAGATGTTTGCCGCCAGCTTCTTTCAGATTCCACCTCGCAGTGGACACCTTTGCTATTGGCTATACAATTCCCGCTATTAGGGCTTGTTAGGGACTTGCACCCATTAGAATAAACTCATGCCGAGCATACTAAAAATACCCCAGCGGTGAAAAAGTCGAGCCGCTGGGGTAATAAGTGGAGACCACTTTAAACATTCAGTGATGCAAAGGTACGCTTTTCCTTTGAAACCACCAAATTATTTACCCAAAAATTTCTTTCTCAACAAATCATTTATGAATCGTGACTTGTTGGGCAATGCGTTGAGGAAAGGCAGAAGGTCGTTGTCTATCTGTATGCCAACTAGCTTTACCGTTGCGCCAGCACCCTTCTTCGTTCTCTTGATGTTTCTTTTATTCTCCATATCCGTGATTCTTTACTGGTTCTCCATTTACTCGCAAAAGGTTGCACTGATAGATGCTACACTTCTTCGGGTTCTTTCGTGGCGTGCCATCCTTCTTGCAGGTCATACCGCGATATACCAGGCAAGGCAAGGAGTTGTATTCGTGGGTTCTCTTCGAAATCTCCCAGCTTTCAACCCTTATCGTATCGCAGTGGTCGCTGATATAATCTCCTACCAAAACTTGGCTGTGCTCAGTAGCAAACGCTCTTGCCAGTATTCTGCTTTCGTTCTCAGCCCTCACGTTGATTTCGTGCAGGGCTTCTCTGTATTCTTGTTCTGTCATTGTCTTCTGTCTTTTTTTAATTGTCTGTCAAACTTCGTTTTCATTCGGTTCATCTTGTGCTCAAGCTTGCCAATCTGCTTGTACGATAACCACTCCGGCTTGATGTTTAACTCCAGCCATAACTGGCGCATTTCCTTGCAGTGTCCAGCGATACTCGGGAAATAGAGGTGTCGCATGTATGGGTTGCGAAGGAAGTACTCGCAATCGGACAGTAAACGACCAAGCATCATGTATTTATGCTCTTGTCCTTCTCCTAGACTGACAAGCCTTCCGTTGTCCCCGATCCACAGCATTGCGCCTTCTCCCTTCCAATTAAAGTCGAAAGCCTTGCTTACCGGATAATAATAGCCATCGAGCACTGTGCCTTCCTTGAGGTCTCGCCCAATCTCTCGCAGGCAGGTTCTTCCCCAGCTGGTCGTTACCTCGACCACCGCTTGCGCTGGCATTTTGTCGTATTCCTTCATATCTTGATATATTGTGCAGGGCTTGCGCCCTGCTGGTTAATAATTCTGTTGAAATTGTTATCTGTTTATTCTCTCAAAGCAATGTTCGGAAGGTGTATATATCTCCATGCCAGTCGCCCAGTTAATGTAAACTTTAAATGCACCTACTTTGCGCCCGAACACCTTTGCTTGCATCATTCTTTGTTTTTTGTTGTCGAACTCAATTTCTTTTATCCCTACAACATTTCTCTTGCGGTCTTCTGCTCTTAAAAGTGCTAATTCCATAATTGTCTTATTTCTCGATGAACACCCTGATGTTCTGTCCTCTTCCGCTTCTACAGAAGTATCTTGTTCCATCAACTGAATAATCGGTATCTCCACCGCTGCAAACGTACTCTATACCTTCCTTATTCCAGTAGTGCTGACCTTTTGTTCTTACCTTTGCCACTGTCACCTTTACCATATTTGATGTATCCATATTCTTATTGTTTTGATAGTGAGGGGTGGTTAATCCCTCGTTACCTTATACATAATTCATTTGCTCTATCCAATAGACTTTCATATCGCTTAGCTTTATGCCTAAATTCATCAGCTTTTCTTTGATTTCATCAAGTTCTGACGGATAAAGTACTTCAATTGCTCCTTCAGCTTTCAGAAATGGACTACCGCTTTGCGGTTCAGATTTATATTCAAGTCTTAATCTTGCCATTGTCTTGTCTCCTATCTTTAATCATAAAGTTCTTTTAATCCGTCTCGCTCGTTAAGTTGGGCTGCAAGTTTATCGGCTTCTTTTATTTCTGAAAATCCGAACCACTTGTTTGAGTGCTCAACAACCTTGTCTCTTCCGTTGATTTCGGGTTTTACGAGTGCTACGGTGTGACTTCCGTAGTACTCGATTACTCTCCATACTTTCCAGTCGCTCATTTTTCTGTCCTCCCTTGATTACTTTGCGTACAATGTAACTACAAGTCCACGTCTCAAAGCGCAGCGGCAAGCGTCCATACCAGCCTTCAATGCTCGCTTGATGAACTTGTTGAAGAGTTCTGCTCCGATGAGCTTCAAGATTCCGCTTACTCCTACGAGTGTGTTTATCTTCTTGCCATCCTCTGTGCGTCCGAAGACCTTGATGCGGAAGTTAGAGTTGATGAACTTTGTTGAGAACTCTAAAATGTTTGAATTTGACTTTTTCATTTTTCTTTGGCTTAACCGTGTTGCCTAGGGCTTAAAGTTACCGAATGTTTAAAGTGCTTATCTCTTAAACACGATGCAAAGATATTAATATTTTTCGGTTCCACCAAAACTTTTCCCGAAAGATATTAATATTTTAACTTTTATTGGCTGTTTATGTCGTAAGCACGGCTATTTTCGGTCGTTTTCGGTACGCTTTCCACGCTCTATATAATAATAACCTGCACGCATTAGCTAGAATGAATATAATCTAACTCTCATATCCCCTACCCCTTTTCTCTCAATGAAAAGTGTTCTTCGCACAAAAAATGGGCAGAAAAACGCTCTCCTGCGCTCCCTGCCCTTTAAAGATATTATGATTGAACCTATTGAACTCTCTTCTTGATGTGCTCCTTTATCCAGCAAACCGCAAAGATTGCCAGGAACAGCAATACGCAATCGCCAGCGAATAATCTTATCTTGTGCCATGTGCTCGCTGGCTTCTCTACCTCCTTGGTCTTGTATCGGTTCACGTAATACTTTACCTTTACGGTGTCGGTCACGAATTTGTAAATGTCGCCCACGATGGTGTCCGTCTTGGTCGATGTCCTCCATCTGATAGTCGTAAGATTATGCCACCGCTCCTTTATGATGGTGTCGCCCTTTATGTATACCAGCACGCTGTCCTGCTTGAATATGCTGTCATGCTGCCGGGTGTCCTGCCAGTGGATCTGCTGCTGGTTCACGCTGTCACGTCTTACACTGGTGTGTGTGCTGTCGTGATAAATCGTGTTATTTTGCGCTGTTTTAGCGCAGGAACAGCCCAAAATCAAAAGTGGGGTAATTATAAGCATGGCGAAAAATAACGCCACAGAACGCAAATTTCGCCCTTTTCTTGAATTTTCCATACTTTATAAACGTTAGATTGATGTGTTTATTACGCAAGCACCTTGATTTCCAAGGCTTCCTTGGCTCGCTTCAAATACTTCTCGCAGGCTGCTAGTCCTTTGTAGCCTCCATTTATCTTCCTGCGGATAGCCTTCAAGTTGTCTTGGTCTGCCAACTCATTGCAGCCGAAAGTGTCGAATACCCACATCGAGGATTTCGTTGCTCCCAGAGAACGCTCCAGGAGTTCGGGACTACCCACAACATCGAAGCCGCAATAATTGGAATATTTCCGGTAGTTGGCTCGCCCGGTAATCTGTATCAATCCCCTGCCCTTGTACTTCACGCCATCGCCCTGCTGGGTGTTGCCTAGGTCTTTCCTGCCCTCGTAGGCTCTGCCGCTTGCCAGTTCCTTAGTGTATCTCAACTCTCCGCTTTCGTGGGCAATCTGTGCGAGATAGTGCGCCATCCTTAGTGGGGTATTGATGTGGAAATGCTCTGCCCATCCGTTGATGATTGGAAGGTAGGTGTCTGCCCTGCTGCCTGCATTCGGCATTACCTTTATAAGTTGCGCTCTAGTTATCCTCATTATCTCCTCCTTTCTTCCGCTCTTCCTTCATTATCTCGACAACCGCCTTCGCAATTTCATCCTTATTTTCAAGGATCACCTGCATCGTGCGGTCTTGCTTGCGTATCTCTGCCTTCTCGTATGCCTTCTCCCGGATGCTCTTAAACTCGCACATAAGCAGATACACCGTCCATGCGATAGCGAACATAGGGAAGGGAGAGATAATACACGTAGCCACGTCCATAAGCGAAGCAATACCGAATGTCGGAAAATACTTCTTCGCCTTGTCGCACGTCTTCTTCAACCCGGTTGACGTTCTTGCAACATGCAGTTCCTTCGCCTTCTGTATGCCTGCTATCAGGTCAATTGTCATCGCTATCAGAATTGTAGCGAAACAGATAAAAATTACTAGGGCGCACAAATAAAGGTGGTGCACCTGAAAATCGTGAAATACTTCGCTCATATCAATTTATTTTTTTTGGTTATTCCAATTTCTCCCAGTCGATGGTAACGCCCTTCCCGATGATGTCTGCTGTCCACCTGCAGAATGCCATACCCTCGTATCCGTCTGGATCACTGGCTACGGCAATAGCATACTGTACGCAGTCGCTCTCGGTCTTGATTACCTTCGGGTAGAAGTCCGCATAAGCCATATTAGCCAAATAGAGAATATCCCCGAGGGTCGTGCCCTTTGAGATTATCTCGTTGTTTGTTGCCAGCCGGATTTCGTCTACCGTCCATCGGTGGCTCGTTCCGTCTACGTTCTTCATCTGCTCGCTTGCCTTGATTGCTAGCTGTTTCGTGAAGTGGTAGCCGTGCTTGGCAACGTATGCCACGTACCCACTGGCTCCCATGAGTGCCTTTGCTGCCTTCTCGTATGGTAAGCCGTGGATGATGTCGCTCTCTTGGTGCTGGTGTCGCTCTTCCTCGCTGTCGCAAGAATGGCGCATAACGATTATTTTCTTCATTGTGCGCCCTCCTATCCTAGTTTGTCGAGTAACTGTTTAACCATGCCACGAATGCCGCTTATATCGCCCTCAAGTGCCTTGAAACGCTTTTCGGTTTCCTGCTTTTCCTTGATTGCCGGGTTCAAAGCTGCGAGAAGTTCTTCGCCCTTGGCTTTCCGCTCCTTGCTTGGCTCGTATGCCTTGATTATCTCATCGGCTTCATTTACCAATTTCCCGACTTCGGGCAAAAGGTCTGCCTTGTCAGTTGCCAGTACGATTTCGCCTGCAAAGGTAACTCCGAGGTGTTCGGGTATGGTGTAGATGGTCTGCTTTCCCTCCACCTCGATTGTTACGTCTCGCATTGGCTGTCCGCTGCTGGAAATGGTTGCGATGCCAGTGTTGATGTGAGGCTGGTTGTCTACGACCTTGCCTTCCTTAACTTCCACCGTCTGCTTGTCTAGCAGATAGACCGGGTGATTTCTCTGTATATTCTTAAATTCCATGATGCGCTCTTTTTAAATAATTCGATAAATAGACAAAAAGGGGTCTCACTGATAGAACAGCGAGTTGCCCCTTGATAGATTTTGTTTAGACCTACTACGCTCCAGTTGTGGTTGTGGTGGTCTTCAGCTGCTGGATGATGAAACCAGTCTGCTCTCTGCGCTTGCTGTCCTCCAGCTGGATGCGAAGGTCTTGCTCCCAGTGGTTGTTCAGAACATCAACGATGCGCTGAGTATTCTCCTTGCCCGAGGTCTTCAAGTCGCAAACGACCGTCTGGATGAGGTTGCCGAGGTTACTGATACCTCGCTCCAGCCCAGTATTGGTGTAGCAGAACCCCTGCTGCATTGCGTTGATGATGTCCTTCTGCCCCAGCTGGTTCTCGTAGCCCATACGGTTGATGTTCTGCTGGGTGGTGCAGCAACAGTCCTTCAACTGCTGGATGATGTTGAGGTTTCCGAGGTTCGCTGCGTTGATTACTCGCTCTGCGCTGAAACCAACCTTGCCGCCTACATCTTGGATTGCTGCCTGAATGCCGCAAACAGAAGCCTGCAATGCGTTGAAGTCGCAGTTCAAGTTAGCCGCCAAGGTCTTCAAGTCTTGGTTGTTGCCCTGAATTGCGCCCATCAACAAGTCGCTGTTGTGGTTGTCGCTCATCTGAGTGCGAAGGCTGTCAATCTGAGACTGGATTTCGGAACGCTGAACGTTGCCGTTCTGTCCGTTCCAGCCATCACCGTACATGAAGCGGAACATTCCTAACATCATCATGTAGGCGAAAGGGTTGTTCCAACCTCCACCCATACCACCGTTCATTGCTGCCAGCATAGTCGCTGGATCATTGTCTCTACCTCTAGCGAGCAAGGCTGCTGCTAGGTTGTCATTGCCACCGTCCCCAGTGCAATAAACTTTCTCGATTGTGTCTGCCATAAAATTTTGAGTTAATTACGTTGCGGAAGCCAAATATTGGAATCCGCTGCAAAGTTACTCTGATTTTTGGCTCGCTCCAAAAAGTTAGTGCATGTGTATTTATCGAATTATTGTCAAAGAACGCTTTTGGTTATTTTCTTTTTGTTTCTTAAATGCAAATCGGCTCTACGTCCTTGTTTAGAAGCGTCGCTTGTGCCGTGGCAAGTCGATAAACTCGAGACGTACTGATATAGGTGTAAGCCATCTTGCTCAGATGTCTCACTGCTGAAACGGTGCGGTTTAATACGGTCGCAGTGGTCGTAATGCTGAATCCTGCGTGTATCATCTGCTCAACGACCATACATCGTGCCATAACGAGGTTTTCTGCTCTCGACTTGCCGAGGACGTCTTCTCTCGTAATACTTAATTTTCCGTCCGGCAGTTCAATAGCACAACACTTGATTACGTTGTCTATAACTCGCCATAGTTCTTTCTCCTTGTCATTCATATATAATTTATTAAAATTATTGTATGTTATTATATATATTTTCGAACGAAAATTGTATTATTCTGCCCCCAGCATAGAATCAATCATTCCGTCAATAGCTTCATCGGTCATGCTCTTCTTAATAGAAGGATCTGCGCCAATTGACTTCATCATCATAGCTACCCAGGGGTTGTCACTCTCCAGCGTGGATTGTATCTGCTCCTTGTATGCTTCGTGAAGCTCGCCCGATTCCTTGAAATCCAAAAGAACCGTGCGCAAGGCTTTCACTGCGTAGTTATCCATCAGCAAGGGGATTGTCCCTTGCCGATGAAAGTTTGGTAAGAAGCACTGCCAGTGCTTCATGTAATTGTTTCTTATTCTTCTTCATATTGTCTTATTTTTAAATTTACAAAGTCAGCGACTTAGAGTTCAAGTTTACCACCACAAGCATATCTTCTTGAGGTCTTAGTAACTCCTGCTTTAGGAGTTACTGGTTTTGCTCTACCTGTTTTATTTCTCATAATAATTTATTTTATTTATACAATTTTATTTGTTTTGAACAAACTCTGCAACAACAAGTGTATCATCATCTGTCTTGATTAAGCGTGCATAGGTATTGTATGCCGTTTTCAAAATATCAATCTTATTAAGAAGTGGACCATGTGATGCTACTTGCATTTGATACATGAAGCTAACATTGTCCTTGTTAGTGCAATAAGTGTTACCTCCTTGCGCTCCTGCAAAGACTATCTCCAGGATGCCTCCTTTCGACGCCTTTTGAAACCAATTGTATACGTTGATATTCTGTGAATAATACATTCTAACAATCTGATGGTTTGTAACAAACGGAATACTTATATGTCCTGCATTGTCTAGTTCATTTCTATAATCGAAATTATTAACAATAGCTGTGCCAAAACTTGCTTTTATTTTTGTCCAAAAATGGTTTAGTCCATTTAAATCTAAAAACTTCATATTAATTAATTTTTAAAATTATTATTAAGCAAATAATGCATCTATTTCTCCTGTAGTTATTGCAGAATCTGCTGTAGCTCCTGAAGATATACCATCAAGCTTGGACTTGTATGCTGAAGTGAAGTCGTGGGTAGAAAGTCCCTTCCCGCTTACCACGTCTACTTTCTTCGCAAGGGCTGCATTTACGTCTGCCGTCTTGGCATAAGGCGACAAGTCGTAGGTGGTGTTTGTATCAGTCCATGGAACGTTAACATAAGCCTTACCGCTTCCATCTAGCAGGACGGCATAATTACGACCGCTTGTACCATAACCTATAAGGATACCACCCAACACCGATGCACTGGCAGTAGGCAGGGTGTAATTGTTTGCACCATCCGCAATGCCATCTAGCTTAGCCTTATCGGAGGATCTCATGAAGCCGTTTTGACCAACATAAGGTCTTGCCCCAGTAGTTCTAGGTTCTGCAAGAGGTACTGGGGCTACTATCTTCCTCCCATCACCTAGTGTATATACAAGATTTCGAATTGAAGTATTTGAAATATAAGACCCATCGGCTTCTATATTTGTGAATTCCACATTTGTTACCGCTTCCGTCTTTTTGGCGTAAGGCGTTAAATCGACCTTCACGGCATGAGTACCGATTTTTTCCCACGCACCATTGGTATAGTAATACTCTTGATACACATCGTTGGCATCGCTTCCGTCCTTAACGATGTATATCTTGTTACTCTCGCCCGATGAAGGAAGGCTGGTTACCAACTTGAACAAAGATGTATCGAGGTTGCCAAGTTGTGCGAGCGGGATTCTTCCGTTGGCATCAAGTCCTGCAACACCATTAGCTTCACCAATAGGAATCATTTTTCCACTTGCAAAAAGATAATTAACCCCATACTTAGTATTAGTAATACTGGATGGGTCTATTCTTATAGACTTACCACCATCTGCATCATCTAAAAAAGACACACTTCCTCTAATTGTACCACCAGTTAATGATAAATAATTAATATTAACCCAGTTCTTAATCTTCTCCCAGAAATATGCTAAGCCTATTGCGTCTAAAAATTGCATAATCTATTGTTTTAAATTGTTATTTACTAGTAATATCTGTTATCTGTTCCTCCGTGATTGCTGGAGGGAAGTCCTTCGTCACGATGTCGGTCACTCTGTTTGAAATATCCTTGTAGATGTCCGTGCCGAGTTTTTTTGCTGTCACGCTGCCGTCTCTGATGTTTCCAGTTGATATACAGTCCTCAGTCAGATGGTCGTGTTTGACCGCTCCCGGTTGTAGTTTATCTGAGGTCACACAATTGGATGCTAGGTGTCTGTTCTTTACAGAGCCATCGGCAAGCTTCGCTGCCGTTATCGCCCCATCCGCAATTTGCGCTTCCGTTATTGTTATCTTGGCGAGTTCACTCTTGATAATCCTAACGACCGCATCGTTCTCCAGTTTGTCGTCCATCATGGCAAGCATCCTGCTTAACTCGACAACGATGTCGTAAATTTCCGTGCCGACACGCACCGCTGTGTTTTCTCCAACCTGCGTTGCATCTCGTATCAGCTCTGCCATACGGAGCATTTTTTGAATATCCTCGTTCATGTCTTATGTGCTTTTAGTTGCCTATTGCGTGAATGTGTGCCCTTGTTCCTCGCTGTGGCTTCACGTCCCCTTTCGGGGTGAATGTCTTGAGGTATTCAAGGGCATCTGATAAATATCTTTCTGCCATATCCATGATGTCGTTGTATTGCTTGTTGTTCGATAAGTCCTGAACATGGTCTGAATAATCGTCTCTGTGGCGCATTCCACCTGCTCGGCTTATAATTGTGCCATCGGCACGAAAAAACCTCGCATACGTGAAATAAGCGAGTGCCTTGCGTATTCCGCTTGTGTACTTCTGCACCTTGGTTTTTTCTTGGCTGCAATCTCCATTCTTCTTGGTGGTGTATTCGCCACCGTCCAGGAAAGTTGCAGGCTGGAAATCGGGCAATACTGAATCGCCCCACTCTCCCTGCTCGGTCGCTGCCTTGAACCGCTCATACCCGATGGCTGGTATGATGTTCGCATCTTCGCATTCCCGAATGTATGCGTTCACTTCATCCTCATCTAGGTGTGTGCTGGTCGGTCGTGCCAGTTCTCGGAACTGGTCTGCCGTGATAAGTTGTTTCCTTTTTCCCATAGGCTCAATCAATTAATCTATCGTGTTGTTCCCTGCAACCTCGCTGCTAATATACTTTAACGGCTGTAGCTTTGGGTCTAGGTTCTGAATAGCTGGGTCGTGCCAGCTGTTGAAAATCTTCTTGAAGGCTCGCTCGATGAATCGCTGCTCGGTCGTCACTTCGCCTGCATAGTATTCGTAAGCGTCCTGCATAACTTGTCCGCTGAATCCCAGCTTTCCAATACGGATGGAGTAGAAGAGTTCTTGATGGAACTGTGCGTAGATGCGCTCGACAACGCTGCTGTCGGTCACGGAAAACTCCTTGTCGAAGTTCTTCGTAGGGAAAGCCACAACCTTCGGTTCGTCTTCCTCGTTCTCGACCTCTACAGCAAGTATCTTCGCTGTATTCTCGTCCCCTTGGAACTGCAGAAGGTCTTCGTCTGAAATCATCTGTCCGCTCTCCACCTCTTCGCCTTCCTCGTTGAACTTCGGAACGCCCTTCTTGGTTACGAGCATACACGATACGAGGAAGTTGTTGCGGACGTTTCTCATCTTGACGTTGCCCAGTCCCTCATCGGTCGAAATCTCCGTGATGGCTGAATCATAGCTGGCTGTAGGATAAATGAACTGTCCGTCTAGGCTCTGCCACAGAATCTGCCCCTTGTAGCTGTCGATACCGCCAGCGTTCTCAATCTGTTCAAGAACGATATCGGGGTCGGGATTGAAAATGTTGATGCGTTCAATCGTCTTGTCGTTCACCATCAAACGCTTTCCGTTCCTCGTTTTCTTCTGCTCCCAGTCGGGATGCAGCAAGACGTGCGCCACGTTACCCTTGTCGTCCGTCTCTTCAAGGCGGCAGTTCTCAAAGGGTACGTGGCTCACGCTCGACACCTGCCCTAGAACGTTGTAGTTTACGTGAAGGGCGAATCCTCCAAACCTCGCAAGGTCTTGCGCTACGTTCCGAAGCAAATCGTCTGCCGTGTCCCCTAGCTGGTTCATCGCTAACGCTGCGATAACATCGCTATCGAAGCCGTAACCCTCAATAAATCGGGCGTAGCGGTTAAGGCACAGCATTGCCGTTCCGCTGGCTTCCGTGATGCGTGCGAGGTTCTGCGGATAAAGATTATCATATCCGTATGCCTGCATCTTGAATCGGCTGATGTAGGAAATATCAACCCTTCGCCCTGGCTTTTTAACTGTCTTAACGTTCATATTGCTTGTGTCGTTTTGCTTGTTGTTTTGTTACTCTTCCTTGCCTGCTTTCTCGGCTTGGTCGATGTCTTTCTTCTTGTCGCTGCCTGCTGCTTTTTCGGCAGGATCTTTCCCTGCCGTATCATCTGCACCGCTGCCTTCTGGCTGCTGCTTGCTGTCGCTGCCTTCTGGCTGCTGCTTGTTCTCGATGAGTTCATCGCTGGGTATCTTCTGAAAGTAGCTCTCCATGTGTGGGTACTTCGTCAGATATTCATGCGCTACCTTGTCGGTCAGGTTCTCGTTCGTGAAAATCTTACCATTGTAGAAGTCCGGGCAGGAAATGATGAAACCTGCCTTCATTGCGTAATTACATGTTTTTGGCATTGCCTTTTCTTTTTTGAGTTTTAGATAAATTTCAATCAAAGCATCGTGGTAACACTGCTGGCAGGTTGTCGGAACAAACCGCTTTCGTGTTACCTCGAAGTAAAGAGTTTCGATAGCTGCCTTGTCGGTTGCATCAAAGGGACTGTCGAAACGTGCCTTCAACTCCTCGACCTTGGCTGTTGCTTCCTTGTATGTCATAGGCTACGCTGCTGCTTCCGTCAGAAGGCTCTTATACTTGGCTGCTGTGGTCTCGCTGTCTGTGTCGAAGAAGAAATAAGCTGCCTTTGGTACGCTCTCCTCTTCCAACGTGATAAGCCATCCACCCTCGGTGTCATCTGAGTACTTGTCGTTCTCGCCTGCACTTGCCTTCAGTGCCTGCGCATATCCGAACACCTGATACTCTGCATTTCCGTCCGCTCCCTTTGAGAGGTTGCGCAGGATGATAACGAACTTTCCGTTCGCCAGTCCGTCAATGATATTTGCGCAAACGTCAGGTGTGTTCGCCAATACCACGACTGCTACGGTATTCTTCCAGCTGTTGCGATACGTGCCAACGGTCAGCTCGGTCTTGGTTCCAGTGAATGGCTTGCTGCCTTCCTGCCGGATAGCGTATGCTTTCTTGCCAGTCTTCAAAACTAATGTTTTAATTATATTGCCCGCTACAACGGACTTGGTGAAGTCGATGTCGTCTCGGTTGATGATAAGTCCATCGCCCTCCAGTCCCTTTGTTACTTGGTCTTCGCAAGGGATGATGATGTCCTGAGCGATAAGGCTCTCGCAAGTTGTTGTCATATTAATTCGTTTTAAATTGTTATATCCCCAACAGCCACAAAACGGTGTTGGGGATTGTCAAAAATAACTTAATACTAAACTGAAAATTTGGAGCGATTAGTAAGCTGCATGGATCATGTCCTCTTCGAGGAGAGCCGTGCCAATCTTACCGGTAGCATAGAGATAATTTCTGCGCTCCTTCTGGTCGAACCAGATGTCGAGGTCGCTAATGAGTGCATCGGCATCAGTGCCCACCATAAGGTGTTTAGGGTTACAGAATACCGCACGGTGTGGAAGGTTGACTGTCGTCTCGCCCTTCTCGTATGCGTTAATCATTCTATCCCAGATGCCGACACGAGCAATCTTCACTCCGTTGTAGGTCGCTACATCGAAGCCATCGAACACCTTCTCCCACGGCATAATATCGTGGTAGGTCTGCTTGATGTCGTAGGTCAATGCGTCAGCAAGCGAGCGTGTCATAAGCAACACTGCATCGCTATCGTCAATGATACGTGTGTCTACGTCCATCAAGATTGCGTCTACGACTGCTGTAGCTGCACCCTTCTTGCGTAATGCTGAAACCTGCGCTGCTGTCGTAGCCTCGCTGTTGGCTGCGATGGTGGTATGGTTCTTTGCTGCTGTAGCTGTAAAGATACGCTTGAACAGACCGTCACAAACGTTGAACATGCTAACGTCCGACCCTGCTGTCAGCTTGCCGCCACCTGCACCTGCCAATGCTGCCGCCTTGTCGCCAAACCATCCGAAACGCCAAATCATCTGCTGCATGGCTCGCTGGAGTGCATCGGTGTAGATGGTCATGAAGTCGGTGCTGGTAAGGTCGCCAATAGCTGTACCAGTCTTAAGGCTGTATTCTGCAATTGAACCCTTCAATGCTTCGTAGCAAATCTTGATAGGAATCTCCCACTGTCCGAGTTCCCAACGCTTCTGAGAGTTGGCGATACCCTTCTCTTCATAGGTAGGGTCGCAACCGCCACCTGCCTTACCGACCATTTCCATCTCACCGATAAGTGCGATTGGATCATTGTTCTTGACCTTCATGATGTTCACGAATGAAGAAAAGTCCTCATCTTGGTAGAAGGTTTCCTGCACGGCATCCTTGATGCTTTCGAGGTTTTCCGGCTCGAGTTTAAGGTTCTCGAGCTGCTTTTTTGTAAATCCTGCCATTATTTTCTTATGATTTAATGGGTTAATACTTTGTTACTTCTTGCCCTTTTTGTGGAGCTTTGCAAGTCTCTCCTTGATAGCGTTCTTACCTTCCTCGACTGGGTTCACGTTGTCGGCTGCGCCCTTGCCGCTTGGCTGTCGCTGTGCTGGCTGGTAGTGGCTGCTGTAGCCTGCCAACACCTTCTCAGCACCGCCTGCCATCTTCACGGCATTCAGGATGCGCATGTCTTCCTTGCTCTTTGCGAGTTTCTGTGCGCCTGCCAACTGCTGCTTGAGTGCTGCTACCTGCTGCTTCAACTTGGCTACGGTTTCGTTGTCGGTGCTTGATGCGCTGCCGCCCTCACCGCCTTCATTGCCTTCACCGCCTTCATTGCCTGCGGTCTGAATGTCGGTAATTACACCGTCTTCGACAACAATTGTCTTACCGTCCGGCATCTCGAATGTTCCGTCCGGACTTGCCTTGTCGCCAACTTGTGGATCTCCCTCTTCACGCTCAACGGTCAGTGTCTGTCCGTCTGCTGTGTTGAGTTCCATCGCCTTTGGCTCTGCCTTGGCTTGTGGCTCTGCCACCGCCTGCTCTGCTTCCTCCAGTGTCTTCACGCCCAACTTGGCGAGAATCTTGTCGAGGAGAGAAGCCTTTACTTCTGTCTTTTTCTCCATTGCTTTTGGATTTTGTTGTTTTGAATTAATGAATTGTTCTATGTTGCGTTTCGATGCGCTTGCGCTGATTGGTGCAACGGTGCTGCTGATAAGACCTAGGCGCAATGCTTCGCTGGTGTTGATGAAGATGTCCTTATCCATCAAGGTCTGTATCTCTTCCCGGTCGCACTCGCACCGCTCTACGTATGCGTCCACAAACTTATCCTGCCACATCTGCATTTCCTCGCCCAGGTTCTTCAAGTCCTTTGCGCTCAGCTGGTCGCCCAACCCCCAGCCAGGAACATACGGATTGTGCAGCAGGAAGGCAGCGTTCTCGTATGCCTTGCGGCTCTCCTTTGGTGCTGCGAGCATGATGATTGTTGCCATGGATGCTGCCTTGCCCTCCACGGTGCAGGAAATCTTCTTGCCGCTCTGTCGCAGTCGGTCGTAGATTGCCCAGCCTTCAATCACCGAGCCGCCATTGCAGAAGATGCGCATATCGATTGTATCATCGTCTTTCGGTATGCTTGCCGCAAAAGCATCTATATCCTGAAAACATACGCAGTCGCCTCCACACCATTGATACCAGAACTTATTGTCTTGGCTGTCGATGTCGTTGTATATTCTGAGTTTTGCCATTGAATCGTGATTTTTAAGTTTTAAAAACGCTGCAAAGATACGACATTTTCCGATATGTTTATCTCATAAGCAGTTAATTTTTCTAAACAAGCCCAAATTTTGCGCTCTAAGCGGCTTTTATTGCCTTGGGTGTGTAACTTTACCACCTTCAAGCGAAAACCGCTCAGAACGCAAATCTTGATGAAATAACTGCAACCTTAGAACCTGCCGATATTCTCTATCGTCTGCACTCTCCGCTGGGTTCGGTTTATCTCCTCCACGCTCACTACTGGCTGTGGAGCCATCTGATACCCTCTAGCTACAGCTGCCGCCAGCATATCCATGCCGATGTTGCTGCCTCCGTTGTTTACTACGATAGGCACGCCACCGCCTAGCTGGTTGAATGCCGAGAGAATAGGGCTGAACATCGAAGTCGCCTTGGCGGTCATTACGCTCTCGCCATTGGAAAGCCTTGCCGGGATGCTGTCGCTAGTTCCAGTGCCCGAGCCTTGGACGTAGCCACCAGTGGAGAATCCCTTGACTGCTGCCTTGGCTGCTGCAAACGCTGCCTTGATTAAAACAAGCTTGGCTGCTGCACTTGCAACTCCTGCCCATCCGCCCTCTGCAATGCTAGTTGCAAGAATTTGCACATAAGTCGCAGTCATCTGCTTCTCTATCGCATCTAGGTAGGTTGTCAGCATGGTTTTGAGGAAATTATGAAAGGTCAGATCCTGGCTCTCGAAAAACGAAGATAAACCATCACCGATTGCCCCGATGTAATCGGCTATCATTTGGTTCTGCTCTTGAAGTTTCTGTTGCTTGTTCTTGTTTTCGTCAGCTTGCAACTGCAAAGTCGTATCGTGTAGTTCCTGCTGTAGCTGCTTCTGCGCTTCAACATTCTCTTGGGTCATTGCCAGCTTCTGCTCTAGGAAAGCCTTGTATCTCTCCAGCTTGGCTGTATCGTCTTCCTCTCCAGTGCCACCGTTCATGATGTCCGCATCCTTGCGTGCCTTCTCTGCGTCCTCGAACTCCTTGTTGATTTCGTCCACAATCTCTTTTGCTTGGTTCTTCAAGTCTGCTTTCGCCTTAATCATGATGTCGAGAAGTTTTGCCTGCATTTCCTGCGCCTTGTCTGCTCCGATTTGCCCTGCCGCCACGTATGCGTCAATGCTTCGTGCCACCATGTCCTTCTCCAGCTGTTCGAGGTCGTTGCTGTAGTCTCGCTCGTTGTCGTACATGCCTGCAAGGTATCGCTTCTTTGCGTCCATTACCTGCTCGTTGTACTGGAACTGGATAAGTGCAATCTGTGCCTGCAATTCCTTTTCCTGCTTCTTCCTGCGCTCTGCCTCTGCCTTGGCTTCCGCTTTCTCCTTGGCTATCTGCGCCTTTGTCTTGGCAGTGCTGCCCTTGGCTGCTGGTGTCGTTCCCTTGTTTCCGTTTGTTGGCTCACTGCTGGTCGCTCCACCGTCTAGGTTCGCAAGCTTCAGATGGTTCAGTCTTCCGTGCACGGTGTTCTCGAATCCGTCAGCGAATGTGTTTCCTATCTCTATGCCAGCGTTCTTGATGTCGTGCCATGCTTCCTTGATAGTGCCGGTAATGTCGAATATCTCCTTGAATCCCTTCTGTGCCTTGGATAGGTCGAATGTAACGATACCTTCGAGTATATCAAGCATGCCCTTGGCTGCAAAGCCCATCCTCTTGAATGCGTCTATTCCAAGATTGCATACAAGCTTGATTGCGTTCCACATCAAGCGGAAACTTGTGCCGAGTGCATTGATTACCCCTCGCAACAAAAGGCTATCATTGTACCAGTCGATGAAGTAGTTGATGGTGTTGAACAAGCCCTTCATTATCTGAATGAGCACCTTCGTTCCGAATTGCTTTCCTGCCGTGATGATTGATGCAAAGCCCTTTTGACTAAAATCGAACATAGAACTCATATAGGTGTTCAGTTCCTTTTGTAACTTGATGTTCTCCAGCTGCACATCTCCCCAAGTTCCAGTCTGTTTCTTCACTTCGTCAAGGCTCGTACTCATCGTGTCGAGCTGTTCGATAAGCTGAATACCTGCTTGCGCTCCCTGCTTTCCGAAGACGTTTTTCAGAACATCGCCCACCTGCTGGCTGTCCGCTCCGAAGTTCTTCATCTTCGTGCTGACCTCTTGGATAACATCGAAGGTGCTTTTAGTTCCTTTGGCTAGGTCTTCCTGCACTTGCTTGCTTGAAATGCCGATAGCATCAAGGCTGGAAGCCGTGCCGCTGCTCATCTCACGAATTTTCTTGCTCGCCATATCGATGATGTCGAGACCCTTGTCGCTGAAGATACCGCTACGTGTCTGCTGGATGATAGCCACCATCTGGTCTGCCGATATTCCTGCATCGTGGAAGGTAGGCGCATACTGCTGTATCTTCTGCAACATATCGCCCGATAGGTCTGCACCGCTCGCAAAGCCCTTGTTGATTACGTCCATCGCCTGCTCGCCCGAAAGATGGAAATTAGCCATAATGTTGTCAGCCGTGCCGAGGACGTCCTTGAAATCCTTTCCCATCGTGTCCGCTGTAGCTGCGATGCTGTTCCTCATCGTCTCCAATGCTTCCCCGGTGTAGCCAGTGAATTCCTTTGTCAGTCGTGTGGCTTCCATCAATCCCTTGTTGTAGTCAAACCACCACTTGAATGCCATTCCTGCTCCTGCAACTCCTGCCAGTCCAAGGAACACCGGGTTCGTTGCCAATCCAAGAAGGGTTGAGCCAAAAGCCTTGATGTTAGGGATGATGCCCTTAACGGTCTGTCCGAGGTTAACCACGGTGTTTGCAAAGCCGCTGATGCCTTCGCCAACACCTCCACCGCCACCCATCGGTACAACATGCTGGAGGTCGGCTGCAAGGTCGAGCATTGAGTTGTAGTAATTACCCACATTCCGGTAGTATCGCTGGGTCTGCTCCTCTGCCAGTTTTAGTTCGTTGGTAATCTCATTGATGTGTTTCTGCAGTGCCTGCCCCTTTGCTCCCTCACGCTCTGCCTTCGCCATTTCGTCATACTTCTTGGTGGCATTGGAAAGCTGGGCACGCAGCTGTTTCAAGCTGCCCTCCTGCTCGTTCTCTGTGCGCACGTTGTTCTGGATCTCCTTCTGCAGGGCACGCACGTTGTACTGATACTCCTTGATGGTTGCGTTGATGGCTTCCGTCTGAACCTTCATTTCGTTGGTTGTGATGGTCTTGTCTTTCTCCTGCTGCTGCAAGTCCTTGATACTTGCCTTCAACTGGTCTATCTTTTCCTTGTATCTGATGATGCCATAGATTGCATCCTCGTACTTGACCTTGATGTCAAGAATCTGCTGTTTGTCTTCACTTACCATAGTTCGTTCTTTTTAGTTGTTCAACTCTATCATTGTAACCTCGCAATATCCGCTGCTTGTTGTCTTGATTTCCAAAACCGCAAAATACGCTCCGTACTGGGCAAGGTACACTGGCTTCGTTTCGTCAAAGTTCAGTATCTCCAAATCGGAAAGGTTGACCCGCTCCACAATGTTGTGTGGGTTCGCCACCGTCTTTCTCAACTTTTCCAGCTTGCTGTCGAAGATGTCCTGAAGGTCGATGTTGAAAGCCAATTCCGCATAGCCGGCATCGTTCTTCGTCAGGTTCACTATTCGGTCTTTGCATGCCTTGTATTTGGTGGCGACTTGTCTGGTGTACGTTGTGTTGCCAAACGTGGATTGCTTGCTTTCCCACTCGTATATCGGTATGCGGTTTCCGTCCGTGGCTGCAAATGGTAGCGTACAGACGTCTTGCGTATACTCCAGCGTCTTGTTGTCTATAGTCATATCCGCATCGTGCTGCTGGTATACGGTGTCGTCTTCCTTCCACTTGTAGATATTGTGCTGGCAGTAGTCCTCAACACTGAAATCGGTCTGCCTTGGATGGTTGCTGGCTTCGCTCGGGATGAGTTTCTTCGTCCAGTCCACCGCTTGCGCCTTGTCTTCCCAAAGGTTCACGATGTCGGCAAACGTAAGTGTTCCACCAATAAACCGCTGGCTTGGAAACGTTGATGTCAGAATGCAGATACACTTCAAAAAATCCGTTACCTTGATGTCGGGCAGGTTCTTGCCGATAGGGAAATTACCTCCGTAAGGTACATCATCGCTCTGCTTGATGCTGGCAGACAACCGTCCGTTGTAACACTTCAATCCAATTAATGCCTGATTTTTCGGGTGCTTCATTTCGAAGGTTACGATGTCGCCCTCTTCCAAATCTATCTCCCCTCGTCCTGCTACAAGGTGTATGAATCTGCCGTTTACCTTATCCGATTCATAATCGGTCACATATTTTCCAGAAGTCTCATCCTGCTGCAACCCTGCAATATATGGAGTTTCCGTCCAAGTTCCGTCATCGTTCTTGTGCTTAACCTTCATTTCGATATAATTTGGTGGATATGAGTAGAATGCCTGCCACTCAGTGCTCCCCTCTCCAAAACTCCATGATTTGTGCCCACTAGGTGTAACCTTCGATGCGTCCCACGACCAGTTCATCTGAACGTCAAAAATCATCTTGCAGGCAATCTTAACATTCAGCTGGCTGTATCTGTGCCCAATCTCCAGCCCATCGAATACCTCCGATAGGCTCGTTGGTTGGAAGTCAAGAATACCTAGGCTCTCTGTATGGAAAAAAGTGCCCTCCAAGCTGCCTACAACCGTCTGCGCATCTGCCTTCCTTGTAATCAGCGGTACAGCAAGCCCCTTTATGATTTCTTTCGCTTGATTGCTCCAGTCGAATGCCACACCAGTCTGTGCCGTGATAAGGTCTAGGATATACCTTGCCGTAACGCTTGGCTGGATTGTTCCATTGCTCCAGGAACTACCGAAAGAGCCACCTCCACCAAAAGAGCCGCTTCCATCAAACGTGCGGGTGCTCGCTCTCGCATTGCTCTCCGTCTCGCTTTTACTCTTAACAAGAATAGTCGTGCCAGTGCTGTATGCTTTAATGGCGTTGACGATAAGCCATACCGCTGTAGCTGGTGCTTGCAGGTCTACATCAATTGGCATGCTCTCGCTCGTATATTTAACGTTGTACTCTCCGCTCGCCTCCACTTGGGATAACTTACCGTCCGAGAGATAATAAGCCGCCACAGACGTGCTCATCGACTTACCTATCATCTTATCTACCGAAGGCTTAATGTATACGAGGAGACCGGAAGGCTTGCTCTTTACCACATTAATTTCTGTTTCTCCGGCTGCAACCTCATACGTTCCCCATGGTGTTGTCTCTCCGGTCTTAGTATCGAGTGTTCCGTATTCGACAGAGCCAGCCTTCTCTGCCCGAACCCTGATGGATATTGTCTCCATGGCAACGCTCGTTTCGAGATTGGCGATGCACGCTCCTGCACTCACGAACATTCCGAGAATAGGATCAGGAGCAAACAACACCGGACGGGTCTCTTTTTCTGTCTTCCCGGCATCATCGGCAAGGCTAATAACGTTCTTGTTGGTGTCGAGTATTGCCCATGTCCGGAATTGTCCCTTGCCTAAAACCTTGCTGATGGTGGCTCTCATTCCAACCTCGAAAGGTATGATTGCACACTGGTATGTCTCATCGGTCAGAACTTCGCCCGATACATACTTTCCGATTTCTGTTCCAGTTCTTATCTTACCTTCAACGAGTGAGTATGTCGTGTCGCTGTTCCCTCCCACGTTTTGGTCGAATCCCATCCATTCATCGCTTGAAGTCTTAGCCACTGCCGTTTCGTATCTTCCATAGAATACTCCATCCGCTATTGCCTTCTCGTAGGTGTCGTAGCTGTTGTTTTTGGTGAACCGCAGATACTTCGTGCAATTCAGTTCGTTCAGCTTTAGGTCAGACGATTGCAGCGTTGCCAATGCCTGGAACAATCCCCAATATATCGATATTTCGATGGTTTCCTTTACGCTCAGAACGCTTGCCCTTCCGCTGTGGATAATCTCAAGTCCGTTGCGGAAATAACGTGCTGTGTGGAAAATATAGGGGTATTTGCTGCTGGTGCTCGGTTTCCCTGCAAACTCCAGCACCGCCATATTGTGCGCTGTCTTTGGCAGGTTGATGGTGTATGTTGTGTTGGCGGTCATTTTCGTGATGTCACGGAAAAGATTGCTCTTGATGTCGAGCGTGATTGCCGATTCCTCGCTCATATCCATAAGAACACCGTCTATGTATAGTTGCTGGTCTGTCATAGCTGCTGAATCTGTGTATTGTTAATAACTAGGTTGCAGACGAAATCCTGCAACTCTGCCGTTGTCTTGGTGTAGGTTCCTGCCTTGATTGTCACACTCTGCCACTTGTCGCCACCGAGGTACATATCCACAACCGGGCTGCTTGCCAGGTCTTGCAGGAAATCGAACGTCTCGCTGTCTACCAATGGTGCGCAAAGAGGTATGGTGTCCTCTCTGCCGTAGCCCTGTCTTCTGCCGTTCGCTCCGAGGTAGCCGAATATCGTATCATCATACCCTCCGAGGTTGTTGCGTACGAAGCTGGTATCGCTGCTTATCGCCCTGCTCTCATCGCCTTGCGTGAAGAGCCAGTAACGGTAAAAGCCGTGTCGGTCAACCCACCGAAGATAAATGCCCTTCTCCGTGTCGTTTCTTTCTATCCTTGCAAGGAGAGACTGCTTGCCACCGCTCGCCATCGCAAAGGTAAGGTCGAAAACGTCCGTGAACGTTCCCTGCTCTATCTTTCCATCGTAGTCGTAGATGTTCCAGTACCTCGCAGCGCTTGGCAGAACGCTGGCATTGATGTCCACGATGCCAGCGATGCCCGGCTTAACTAACTTGTTTGGTGCTCCCTCGTAGCCGACAAGTATCTGGGAAGCAGCATTGGTATAAAGACCAAAGGAGAATGGGAAATGCGTGAACCAAGTGAGCCTCTTGAATCCGTTCCACGTCTCGCCTGCCCTCATCGCTCCCCACACGTAGAAGGTCGTGTAGCTGAATGTCGCAAGGTCGCTCCCCTCGCTGTTCTTGACCTTCACCGAAACATCGAACGCTGCCCCGATGTTGCTCTTCTGGCTCTCCCTGCTGTAGTCGATGTTTCCGAAGCTGATGCCATCGAAGAGTGCCTGCACATATTCCCGGTAGTCCATGATGCAATTATCCGCAAACGCTTCCACGCTGTACGTGTACGTCTTGGTCTCCCTGCTGATTGTTGCCTCGATGCTTGCAACACCCGAGCCGCTCGCCTTGATGATGCAAGGCAAGAATGCGAAGCCTACAGCATCCGGATATTGCATCGTGATATTGTTTTTTGTCGTCTGTCTCATACCGTCTCATTGTTTAGTTTTATACTTCCCACCGACTGGTGGATTAAGAAAATAAGTCGCTGCCCCAGCCGTTTCATCGTGTCGGGCACAACATTGCTGTATACGTCAGCCCTGCCGCCCGTCCGGTGCAGTTTAGAACCCTTGTTTGCGATGGCGTGGGCGATGGCTCCTGCCATGCTCATGTCGCCACGCTCTTGTGGTGTATACTTTTGCTGCCGCTTGGTTTTGTAGGGGATAGGTCTGCCGTGCAGTCCCTTGTCCTTCATCCACTGCCGGATGATGCCAGCAAAGCCGTAGGGTATCTTGCCAGCCCTTCGTCCGGTCTCCAGCACTCCGAATGGCTTGTGTCCCCATAGGATGGTTTCTTCCTCGCTGGGCTGCTCCACCTTTAGGCTCGCTATGGTGCGCCCTGATGCGTTCTGCCCATTGATACGTATGTGGTTGATGATAAGCTGCCGTGCTCTCTCAACTTCCTCACGCATGATGAGCGATGCCGCCTTGGGGTCGAATTGAATGCCTCCCTTGCTCATACCTCACACCCTCCTATGCTCTGTGTCAGCTGAAGGGAGTACATTACGCCCGACACGATCGTGCTCATCCGCTCGATGATGGTCTCGTAGTACTGCTGCCCTTCCAGTGGTTCAAACTGGTGCGACTGGTTGATGGCTCGTATCATCCTCGCCCCTGCCACCTTCATTCGGTCGATGCACTCTCCATTGTCTTCTCCTTCCGCTGCTCTCGGTACGGTGTCGAGATAAGCCAGGGCAACGTTCACGGTGTCGTATACTCTGCCGTTGCGTATCTCTGTCGTGCCGCTGGCTGGGATGATGCAGACGATTGCCGGATAGTTCAGTTTCTCCAGCTTGGTGTCCGCAGTGTCCCAGTCCTCGAATAGGTAGGTGTAGTCTGGTAGCGTGTCTGCTGCCAACTGCTTCAATGTTTCTCTGATTGTTGCCATAATTATCTAGATTTACGTTTCATTTCCTCCGCTTGCAACTTCTGCAGGTTCCGCTCGTACACGCTTCTCTTGTTGTCCATTTCCATGCACTTGTAGATGCGAATCCATGGCGTTTTTAATACTTGGTCGTGGTCGCTGATGCCCATCCTTACCGCATACCAGTCAAGCATGCCGAACAGTCCGAACCGCAGGGTATCGATGCCTGCCTCCTTCTCCAGTCGTGTTGGCTTCGCTGTGTCTGTACTCTCGAAGAGTTTATTGATGCGCTCCACCTCTGATGTTACCCAACCGATGAGCATAACAACATCAACCGCCCTAGCCTGCTCCACTTCCTTGTGGCTCAGACCGAGGACGGTTGTCACTATCTGATACAGACTTTCCTCGCTGTCTGATAGCTGGGAAAGGTCTATTAGCTGTCCGATTGATAGCTGGTTGAGATTGTCGGGGACTTGTTTTCCTCCGACAAATGCAGGTCGCTGCTGCTTGCCGATTTTGTAGCTGGTGTGCCGAGCAACTGCCAGCCAGTACTTGAATGTCGTGTTCTTATCCATACGCTTTATATTTTTGTCTTATCTTTGCCTTAATACATGCGCCCGAGCCGTTCCGTGACTTGCTACGGATAACTTCTTCAAGGCTACGTATCGTATTGCGTCTATGCCGTGATTAAATGCGTCTATAGGCTGGTTCGTTGTCTCTCCATCCCTTGACTTCTTCCACTTGTATTGCTGCATGTTCCCGATGATACCGTGGCTGCGTCTTGTTATGTTGATGCGGAAACGCTTCAAGATGTCGATACCGTTGTTGATACTGTCCGCTCCCTTGGTGCTGCCTATTATCCACAGCCCTCGGTTGTGTATCTCCTGAATGCTCTTAGGCTCTGCCGAATCCGCAATGATAAGGTCTCGTTTCGTCCGTCCTTGTTCCTTGCATCGGTCTGCGATGTCATCGTTCGTCATTCCAGGCTGGTAGATTTCTTCGTCCACCCATAACTCTCCGTGCGCCAATATAACGTGCTCCAGCGCAGTTGGGTCGTTGGTGAATCCGAAGTCCATACCCCTGCATTCCATCTTCCACTCCTCCCTTGGTGGCAGCTTGTCAACGATGCCCCAGTTAGTGAAGATAAGTCCGGTTATCTTTCCGGTCAATCCTCTTGCATAAACTCGCCACAGTTCGGGGTCGTCAATCTCTTCAATTTTCTTGTGCTCCTGCTCAGTCAGGAATCGGTTGTTTCGGTGGTCGCTCAGGATCAGTCGGCAGTCATCCCTGCCGATGATGTTGTTGTGCACCCAGAAGCGTGCGCTTGGATTGTAGTCGATGAACACCTGCTTTCGGGTTCGGATGGCAAGTTGCCAGAAAACTTCGTAGGACACACCGTTCGCCTCGTTAACAAACAGATAGTCTCGCTTACCGTTCTTAGCGTCCTGCGCATCCTGGTAACTCTTGAACTCGATGATTGAGCCGTTCTTTCCTCGATAGCTGCTGTCGCTCTTGTTGTTCTTGAACCAGTCCAGCAACTCTGCCCTTGTGTGCAGGATGGTGTCGAGGTCTCTCATGGCTCCCACTTTCAAGTTCGGGAGGTCTTGACCGCACACCGTGATAATTGCCATGGGGTGTTCAAAAGAAAGCACTATAAGACGCTGCATGATGGTGTATGTCTTCCCCGAGGACGTGCCTCCTTGGTTTACGAGAAACCTTGGCTTCACGTCCGCATTCGGATCATACAGCTCACCAATAACATCAAATAGTGCCATTCTTACAAACAATAAAACTTAAAACAAAATTATGGTAAAAAATTATTCTTTATCCAATCCTTCACGCTCGATTACTTCCTGCTCGCTGGATGCACACTGGTGTCCAGAGTTGATGTAGCGTACCTCGATGCCGCCTTGGAAGCCTGCGTTCAGGTCGAGCACGACCTTATCAAGTCCGAGCAGCTTGCAAATCTGCGTCTCTGCCTTTAGGATGATGTCAAGATACCTTGGGTCTCCTAGTCCTCGCTTCTCAGCATCGAACATTATCGCCTTGACGGTATCCATCGTTACCAACCCAGTGTCTGGATCCTTGTTAGGCAGTCCGACTTGTGTCTGTGTCTTGCTGTTATAGTCCGCTTTGGATTTCTCCCATGCGTCCCAGGCTTCACGTATCACCAGTTTCAACCTTGCCACCTCGCTTGTTATCTTTTCGTCCGTGTCGGTCAGTCTCTCTTCCCTCCACTCCTTCAATAACCGCTGAATGTCGCAGTGTGCTTGATTGTATTTCGGTCTGTCGAGCCGCTTGCGAACCTCTGCCGTGATTTCTCGCTCCGTCCATCCCTTGCGGTATAGGGGTGCGATAATCTGCAGGCGGTTCTCGATGTCGATTTTCTGCGCTCGATGCTTGTTATTATTACCTTGTGGCATACGATTCTTGATTTAAAATTTCGCTCCGTTGTACTTGTATACGATGTTTCCCTCGCTGTCTCGTTCGTCAGCTGGCAACATTGCCCCTTCGAACATCTTGTATGGCGAGTGCGCTGCCTGCGGATTGTTCCAGCACCACTTCATGTAGTCGGCTGCGCTCATCGTGTAATACTTCGAGTACTTCTCTCTTGTTCCCAGGTTCATCGCCTTCTCCAGTCTCGCCCTCAAAAGGTTCTCTGCATCCAGCTTGATGTCGCTCCACCTCACGTATCCCTTGCGCTTGCAAATGTTCAGTGCTTCGCACATCTGCCCCCTGCTGTAGTTCCACGTTGGCGGCAATCCGCAGCAACTTCCGTTGTGGCAAAGTTCCTTGAAGTGTGCGTCCGATACATAAAAGCGCATTCCCAGCTGGTCGCACAGTTCCTTCATGTTCCTGAAGAACGGTTCTTTGACCTTGCGGTTCAGTCTCAGATAGCCGGACTGTACGCTGTACTTCTTGTAGAATGCGAGAATGTCGAAACCTGCCATCTTGCTGATGGTAGGCAACAATTCCCTCAATGTCGGGCTTCTCGTTTCCAAGCAGAAGAATTCGGTGCTCAAAGCTGTAGCCCCTCTGTTGAATGCTTCCTTGATAAGGTCGAGGTACGTTGGCGTGCTCACTCCGATGATGAAGGGTCTCAGTCTCAGCGTTGCACCTCCTGCCCCTGCATTGGCGATGCGCTCGATGGCTTCCAGTCTTGCTTGTGGGCTTTCCACCCCTCGCTCTATTACTCTAGCCTTCTCTGCATCGCTGGTGATAATTGAGAACTTGAAGTTCCAGTTCTTCTGCCCTCTGATCAAGTCCATGTATCGCTCATCTTTGGTGAACCATGCACCCTTGGTCGAGAAGCAAAGCGGATAGTCTATATCCTTGAAGAAGCGCAAAAGTTCCAGTGTCGTTCCGTACTTACGTTCGAAGTTGTCGAACTGGTCGCTCATGCTTCCCCACTGCATAACCTTTCGAGCCTTGATGTATGGCGCAAAGTCTCCACCGTGCTTGTCGGGGTCAATGAACATTCGTTTGATGCGTTCAACGCTCACGTCCTTAACCTCCTTGTGCAGGTATTCCTTCTTCTTGCTGCCAATACCTCGCTGGTTCTGAGCAAAGCAATACATACAGCCAAAGCTGCAATTATTGTAAGTATCAAAAGCCATTGGCATTGAGCAGTCGGGAAACTCGTATGTTATTCTTGGCGTGTTGCCATAATGTTCTGCCATATCCTCATGAATTTATTTTGTTGATGATAAAGTCTGCGATTCGGTCTGCTGTCTGCTTCGTGGTGTCTATCGCTACAACGTCACAACCCGCAGTTTGCCATTTCTTTGCCGAGTGTGCCGATTCTCGCTGTCCCCGGATAATATCCTTGCTCAACGTTCCGTTCGACCGTTCTGCGAGCCTTTTTTGGATTTCTTCGAGTGGTGCGTATAAGAAGATTACAATCTGTCTGTCCGCATTGAACATTGCGTGCGTCAAGTTCGGACCCCAGCATTTAAGTCTCATCCCTTCGCAAATGATGCAGTCGGTGCTCTCCAGTGCCTTCTTCACGATGTCACGAAGTATGGTCGTACCGTTCAGATTGTCAACACCTCCGTACTTAACATCGTATCGCCCTGCAAATGCAACTCCATCCCTGGTGCTGCTTATTCCGTTCGAATAGCTTTCGATTCCACCAAAGCTTTCTATCAGCTTTCGGGCAACGGTGCTCTTTCCGCTGGCGTTGGTTCCAATGATAAAAACACAAGTCTTTCTCATATTCGAGTTATTTTTGTTAAATTTCGCCTCTGCCGGATTGAATTGTTCAGAGCGGATAGTTTATCCATTTCAAACGTTTCTCCGACTTAAACGCTAAATTTCCGACTATTCGGTTTTTTCTTTGAGTTCGTCCACATCAAAGTTGCGCTTCTCGATTGCGTCAAGTCCCAGCATATCTGCCACGGCTTGTGCGTCCTCGCTGCGGTAAACGATGATGATGCGCTGTTCTTCGTCCTCTGCTGGTTCGTAGGTCGTGGCTTCCTGCTGGATTTCCCAGGGGTTCAATCCCCATCGCTGCATATCGTCAACGTCAAATGCTCCCTTTAGCTTCTCTTCATCCCAGCTGCCAAAATAGACGTTATCCTTGATGATGAACTCGTCCGTCTCTTCCTCGGATAGGCTGTCAGCCATAACGACCTCGACCTTTGGTTCTGCCTTCCACTTCTCCCAGTGGCTGCAAAGCTGCTGCTTCTCTCCATCGGTCAGTTTCACGGCAACGGTCTCTATTGCGTTCTTGATAGCTTCGTCTTCCATCTGCTCGATGTTGAGCAGGGCACGGAAGCGCATGTTTCCTCCGAGGATAACTCGGTTCTCATTACAGACGATTGGTCTCATCTGCAACATCTTTGGAAACGTCAGAATACTCTCAACGAGTTTCTGCATCTGCTGTGGCTCAATGCTGCGTGGGTTGTCTTGGTTCTCCACCAGGTCGTGCAGGTTGATGTTCTCGATTTTATTCTTCTCCATTGTCTTCCTCCTTTCCTTCTTGTCTTGGTTTCAGTTCGTCAAAGTTCCAGACGATGCGGTCGATATGATCAACTCCCAGAAGCTTGGCAAGGAATGGCTCATCGGCTGGCTTGTAGTGAATGATTACGTTCTCACGTGGCAAAACGCCATCGCCCATTATCGTTGGCAAGTCGTCAGGAGTTAAGTCTTGCCCTTCGATTTCAGGAGGTAGTTCCCCTGCGAATGGGTCGCCCTCTTGGTCGTCCTTGTCTTTCTTCTTGCACTTGCTGGTGCTGCTTGCTTCCACTGGTGCTGGGTTCCAGACTGGCATACCCCAGTTCTGAAGCTGTGCGCTGTCCCATCGGTTCGCAAGGTCGTTGAAGTCCCAGTTACCGAAAGATAGGTTGTCTTTAATCATAAACTCCTGCTTTTGTGCTTCTGTCAAGTCTGATGCGCTCACCACGGTAACTGTTGGCTGTTGCTGCCATCCCTGCCAATACTCCATCAATGCGGATTGCTCCTCATCGGAAAGACGCTGCTCTGCATCCAGCTTTACTTGAATGCTTGCTTCGTCCATCGTGACAATGTGCTGCAAGGCTTTCAGTCTCATGTTTCCACCCAATGCGTGGAAGGTCTCATCAACAACAATCGGGCGCAGGGTCAACATTCGTGGGAACACGATGATGCTCTGCACAAGCTTCTGAAAGTTCGCTTGACTTATCTCTCTAGGGTTCGCTTCGTTCTCGCTGACCCTTGATAGTGCGATTTCTTCTGTTTTCATTTTCTTCTTGTTTTAAGTTCGAAATACATGCTTATTTGATAAACACTGGCGCAAAGATACTACTTTTTTGCTTTAGTTGTTAGTTCTTCGCTCACTTTTAACTTTTTCCAACACTTCGTTTTTATCTTATCCATCAAAGGCTCTTATGGTCTTCTGCTGGGTTGTCTGTGTCTTCTGCGGTTTCACCTTGACTGGGTATCCTGCGCACACCCATGCGAGTAGAAGTGCGTCTCTCTGGTCTTGGTTCATTCTCGGCAACTTCTCTCCTGCGCTTACAAAATAAGCAATTTCGTCTTGCGTGATTTTTCCGTCCTTGCCTTTCCAGCACTTCTTTAGTGGCTTGATAATCTCGCAGGGGATATTGTAGTGTTTGCAGCACTCAACGATGAGGATTCCGGTCTGATGGTTCATTCCGGTAGAGCGTCCGATGGCTGCTGCCTTGACTGCTGTCATGAATTTATTTAGCACATGCCAGTTGCTCTTATTGAGCCAGCCGCCTTCAATAACGACCTTTATCTTCTTGCAACTCTCGTTCATTGCTCTGAGGTAATCTATCAAAGCTGGGAAGTTCATCTTATAAGCGAGAAACTTCTTGTCGTCAAAGACTGCTCCAACTCCGCTTTCTTGGTTGTCGGGGTCGATTCCAATTATAACTGTTCCTTTTTCCATTTTTTCTTTAAAGTACTTATTTTGTTTGAATTTCACGCATAAGCGTTTATTTTGTTCTGCTGGTGTGGTTTATCAACCAACACCCTTTACGTGCGCATATACGTGCACACATGCGTTATTATCCCTATCTTTCCCCTACCCCTTTCTTTCCCTTCTTTTTGGTTGCGATAGAGAAAGCTGGCAGGGATTCCGGAAGTTGTGCCTGCGGGTGCAAAATAAATGAATAACAAAATGAATATCTTAATTGCAGGGTTCTTCCTTCTTCCACCGCCAGCCGAATATGAATAAAAGCATAATTTTCTAACGATTTCTTTTTCTTACTTCTTCATGTACCACCTCGCTTTCTTTGTTTGTTGTCAGACTTCGGGAGATGCGTTTCCGGCTCTCATATCGTAATTTCAAGATGTTATAAGTTTATTTGTTTTGATATTAGAGCCTATCTCCTTCTGTCCTCGCTGGTTAAAAACTCTATTATTGAACTCACGACCGATTATTCTTTTTGTTTTCGAGCAGCCATGCCAGATGCGCTGCCTGCTGCGGATTCTTGAACATGGATAGAGCCTTCTCTACGTCCGGCTTCTTCCTCTCATGCATCGCTCTGTCGGCTACCCGGTTCTTCGTACCGTAATTCCGGTAGTGCTTACTCCAGTACTCCTTTTGATACGCCCGGTATTTTTCCCGGTTTCTCTTTCGCCATTCCTTCGTGGCTCTGAGGATCTGTTCCCGGTGCTCCTGGTAGTACGTTCTGTTCTTCTCCTTTGTTGCGAAGTCGCTCATTGCATTCAAGTATTACCTGATGTTCTACATATTGCTTGCGTGCCGGGCAATAGATGCCATTTAAGCAGTTTCGCCCGGCATCGCAAGCCTTGCATAATTCACTCGCCATACGTCCACTAGAATGGGTCTGACGTGAAGGTGAGGTGCTCATTGCCCTCGAATGGGATGCAGAAGGCGAAGTCCGCTACTTTTCCGCTTTGGATGGGCAAGACATTATATCTATAAATTGCTCCCTCTCCACGGTCACTAACAAAGAAGGCTGGCTGCCAATTGTATTCCTCTCCATTACTCACCAGCACCTTGTCGAAGGTCTTGAAGGCTGACTGCTCCTCGCTCTTCTTTTCCTTGCTCTTCTCCCATAGGTAATAAGCCTCTCGGAACGTGCAATATTCGTCATCTGTTGCTTCTCGCAGTTCCTTGTTAACGCTGATACGCAGGTCGAAGGTTTGGTCGGTCACGAACTTCTTGTTCTCGATTTCGTACTGGTTGCCGAATGTCAGCGTATCTTCGCTTTCGTTCTTGTCGATGAGTTTACCGATGATTGTCAACTCTCCGTCCTCGTCTTCCTCTTTGAAAACGTAGAGTTTGCCGATTTCAAACGCTGGCTTCAAGTCCACAATCTGTTTCTTCTCAATATCCCAGCGTTTGCCTTTCTTTTCTAGAGCTGAGAAGAGCTGTTCTTTCTCTTCTTCTGTGGCAAGGCGAATTTCTACGATACTTTCTTTGCATATTTTTAATTTACCAGAGGTATCTAATTTCTGCGTTCTAGGGACTAGTGAAACGTGGTCAAATAAGTCACCATTCTTTTTAGAGTATTTAAAGATTTCAATAAAATTATCGCCCTGGCATTTTACAAACAAAACATCTCCCTCCTTGAACTCAGGCTGAGGTTTCTCAATCTCCAGAGTTTCACGGTTCAACTTACCACCAAATCGCTCTTCGATTTCTGTTACATAAATTTCAGAATCTGCACGGTTCAATTTTTGGAAGGTATTTGTAGAAAGATTACCTTCGTTCTGATACCATTTGTCTTCATAACAATCATGCGCAAACTTTCCCTTAAAAGCTCGGTAAGTGTTGTCCTCAAAACCATCAAAGATTGTATAGTACGGCTTCTTTCCTTCGTAATAAATAAGCACGTCTCCCTTCTTGAAGAACTTGCTCCAGTCTCTCATTTCCTTTGATGGGAAAAGCAGGACTTCTCCTTCTTTATAGATTTTTCCGTTCTTGTCGAAAAAGTGTTCTCTTCCAGCTTCGTCCTCAGTCCAGATTGCTTTCGCACTGTCCTTGTCGTTTGCCATTCCACTGTGCCACACCCTTCCGCATTTTGGCGTGTACAACTCTGTACCATACTCTTCATCTTTGAGTATCTCATAAATATCAATATCTTTCTGTTCCATTGTCTGAATGTTTTTATTGTTTATAACTTAACGTGTCCGAGTTTAAAATAAAGTTCCAGCAGTTCCTTGGTATTGAGCCAGAAATCGGTGTTGCCAACGTATACGTGATGTCGGTGTTCGTCCGTGATGATTTCTATCTTTTTCATATTTTTTTATTTAAAAAGTTCCTGCTGTGGATGAATGATGTCTGCTCGCTTCTTCTTAGCTGCCCAGAGAAGTAGGTTGGTGTTCTTGGTTCCAGCATTCTTCCCGAGGTATTTGATGATGTAGGTCAGAGCATCTTGAACCGCTTCTTTCTCATTACCGTAGAAGATGCCGAGATCGTCATATCTGCTCGGGTAGCCAACCGGACAAATATTACACTCGGTATTTCCGTTCTGAATATCGCACCCCCATATCCAGCCGAACTGGGTGTTGGCGGTCATTACCTTCCATCCCCAGTTGTCTGCACCCTCTACGGCATACTCGATTATGTGCGGATTGATGCAAGTATCATTAATGTTGTATTGGAAGCCTTCATGCTCTGCGACCGGCTTCTTGATGTCGTAGCTGTTATCGGTCAGCCATTTGAACCAGTCGTCTGAGGTCTTGAATACAAGCCCTGCGGCTCTGCATTCGTGGAAAAACAACTCATTCATGGCTTTCAATCTCTATAAAGTGACACTCGGCACAAAATGCGCAAGCACAATACTCGCCCAGTTCCTCTTTATCAAGGGCACAAACATTGCAACAACTTTCGTCGCAAGTATCATTCTTAACTTTGAGAACCTTGCCTTCTACATTCAGAAGCGTACCTTCCTCGAAACCCTTGGCTATTTCGTCCGGTTCATTAATTACAATTACTTCTTTTTCCATAATTCTTTTGTTTTAAGTGTTTAAAATCTGTTTGCCTTATAATTTACCGCCCGAAGCGTGAAAACGTCCCAGAGCGGCTATTTTTGCCCTCATTCGTTATTTTTCGGGCTTCCAGTCGATGCCCAGCCGTTGAAGAACTCCACGTTCGTAATATCTTGTCAGCGAATCCTTTGCAGGCTTGTTGTTCGGGTTCTTCTTAAGGTCTTCGAGGTTCTGCTGGATTACCCACCGGAACTTGCTGTCTTGGCTCTGCTGGCTCGCTGGCTGCTGACGCTTGGCTTGCTCGTAGAGTTCCCCGATGCTCGGACGTGCTGTTGCCGCAGGATCCTGCGCCTTGACTGCTGCCGATTGCGGCTGCTGGCTTGTGGCTGGCTCGTTGTTAAAGTTGCCTTCCAGCACCTTTGCAAAGTTCTGCTCATTGCCGAATATCCAATCAAACTTTCCGAGCCACCCATGCTTGTTGTTTCCGTTCATGAAGTCAGATGCCATCGCAATGTCAATTACCCGGTACAGAGTTTTCACGTCTCCCTTGCATTGACGAACCCTTGCCTTGACCATCACCTTGCGGTTCTCGGTCATGAGCGTAATAGGCGGCATCGCACTCTTCGTTTCATCATGCTTGCGGTTCCAGTATTCCTTTACGGCAGCATAGTCTATCTTTTGAGATTTAGAACCATTGCCGCCACCGGGTGCTTCGGTCTTGACCGATGCACTCAGAATACCTTCTTTAGAAGGTTCTATATCTGTTTCTTTAGAAACATCATTATCATCAACATTATCATTTACATATTCATTATCATTATCATTATGCATTGCAATTTGTGCATTTGCATGCTTTTGCATGCTTTTGCATACGTTTGTATGCTTTTGCATGTCTTCGCTTGCTTCTGAATCCAATTGCTTTTTATCCCAGCGTTTTCGTGCATTTGCACGGAGTCGCTCGCACTTCTCCTCGTATTTACGCTGGTTTCGCTCCATATCATCTTTGATGAATGCGAATGATAACTTAACGAGAGGGTCTTCTATTGAAGGTTCTTTGCCAGTCTTAGCAAAAGAAAGCATGTGCCTTGTTAGCTGCCCGAGTTGTGCATCGGTCAGTTGCTCGAAGATTTTTAAATATGATGTGTATATGATAAATGAATCACTCATGATGTATTATTCTGATAATGATAGTTTCTTTTCCAGCTTCCGTTTGAGCACGGTAGCCATACGGATTTTGTTCCGCTGGCTTGTGTCGGTCGGTGCTGTCACTTTCCCACCTAGGGAAATATAATTCTCCAGTTGGGAAATTATATTCCTTAGGTCGGTTTTTGATATAGGAACAGCCATAAGCCCTGCCTTTACTTAATTAGCAATCTTCGTGCTCCCTGCACCTGCTTGATGTACTTGGCGCACGCTTTAGGATGGTCTGCCTGAAAAGCCTTGGCATCGAACTTCTCGCTTGCCTTCGGTGCTTTCCACGTTGCCAGCGTTTTTCCGGAATCCGAAACGATGCTCTCTGCGTCCCCGAAGAACAGCTTCAAGTTGTCCTCAATCTCATCCTGCTCGGTCTCCAGTTTCTTGTTCTGAACCTTGAGTTCCTTGAGCCTAGCAATCTGTTCGAGTATCTCCTTCGTTGCGGTCACTTCCTTGCCAGCTACATGTAGAGGAGACTTTAGGAGAACGTCTTGTGCGCTGTAGGCTGGCGGCTCTTGGTTACCCACGATGTAGTCAAGCCAGAACTTGGTTATCTCGTCCCTCATCCATCCGAAGAATTCGGGGTCGAAATCGATGTCACGGTAGCCGAACTCCCTGCCTGCTGTCAGCCAGGCAAGTGCTCCATCCTTGTATTCGCCCACTCCGAGGTTCATCTGTAGCTGGCAGAACCAATGCTTCGGGAGGTCGTCTGCATCTATCTGCATCTGCGTGGTCTTGCACTCGAGGATAGACTTTTCCACTTCATTGTGCTTTGCTCCGGTTCTCCAAAAAGTGCGGTCAGGAGATACACGCAGATACGGAGTATCGGTGTTCGTGATGGTGTAGTCGTCCGTGCTCGCCTTGATGATGTGGCAGTGGCTCTCCCGCTTAAAGAACTGCGCCACGGCATCCTCCAGCAGATGTCCTGCAACCATCGCAAAGTTCTCAACCTTTGGTGGGTCGATACCCTTCTTGCGTCTCCACAGCTGGTATGGTGTTTCCCATGGGTTCAGTCCCAGTACTGTGCCTGCCTCTGATGCTCCTATTCCCTTTGAGCGGTTCTGCAACCACTCCTCTCTGCTTTTATATTTAATTATCTGCTTCATTGTCTTTTATTTTTATGTTTGCGGTATAATACATTTTCGCTGCTCCAATGATAAGCTGACGAACGAATTCATCCCTCTTCATTGAATGCACAAGTCCACTTGCGAGGATATCGGCTTTTCCGGAATAGGCAATATGGAAATCGAAACCTTTGCCACCTTCTTCGCTTACATCCCCATTATCTTCTGCTGCAATCTGTAGAAAATTTCTTTCTTCCTCGTTTTCCTCGACCCATGTCTTGTATGCCTTGGCGGTTCTGTCAAAGTACTTGTCGATGGTGCTCTTGTGTTTCTGTTTGTTTTCTTTTTCTGCCATAATTTTACTGAATGTTTAATAGTTGCCACGGCTTCCCTTGGTAGGTTATGATGGGAGCCCACCCCATAGGTTGTGCCGTGGCGGTTCGGGCAAACGTTATAACTTTATAAACTAAACTACTTTTTCGCTGCTGTGCCAGTCTTTCCTTGGCTGCGGCTCATTGCCTTCTCTGCCTTCTTCTGTGCGCTCTCGGCTGCTGCCTGCGCCTGCTGCGCGATGGTTTCCTGCTGTTTTGGCTTCTTGAATGTCTCCTCTACGGTGGTCGTGCCTTCCTTGATGGCGTTGTACACACCAGCAAGCTTCTGAATATCCTCTGCCGTGACTTCCTCGGCTGATTTCTTCCCGATGTAATCAAGCAACATAAGGTCTGTTACCTGGTACACTTGAAAGCAGGCTACGCAGTTCTTCCACTGGCTCTGTACGCCAGTCTGCTTGATGTGCTCAAGAGCCTTCGCCTGCACTTCCTTCACCACGCTTGCAATCAATACCTGCGGCACGACCTTGCAGATTGCGTTACGCTGTGCGATCGCCACGGCTGCATTGCCAACGACCACCTGCATGTCCTGCGAATACGTGTACCCCTTCGATGTCAGAATGCTTCGCTTCACTTCCACGGAGTAGGCAACGTTGCTCTCGAGGTCGTGGCAAACACCCTGCGCTGTGATGGTCTTGCCATCGTTGGCGATGATGCGACCCGCGATGCGCAGGTTCTTCCAGCATGCGGAAATGATTTCCGTAAATCGGACGCTAGGACCCTCGATTACTGTTGTCTTTCCGTCCTTGCTTTGTCGTTCTAGGTGATAGAAGCAATTGTATGCTACATCATCGTCCATCGCTGCTAATGCCACCATGTTCTTCTTGCATTGCATGATGTCTCTCGGGAACTTGTGCGCAGTGGCAATCTGTCCGTCAATCTCCGAGCGGTTGATAGCTTCCAGCATTTCTCCACCGCTTACTTGAATAATTTCATTTTCCATAATTCGTTCTTTTTATTGTTCAACATAATCTTTTAATTAACTCTAGTGGAAGGCTTGGGATTCGAACCCAAGTCGACCCTAATATTATCCCACCCTTGCCTGCTGCTGGTGGATGCCCTTCCGTTGCAGGGCGCACGCTGTCGTTTCCGCATACAGCATGGTAAAAACAACTAATTTTAGATAACCTTGAAAAATGAGTTTTGCGTGCGCCCTTTGCCCTGCCGCTGCAGGGAGCCATATAATAATTGTTTAACATCGTAATCAAACCAGTTGAGCCATAAGGCTGTCGAGCCTGCTTTCCTCGAAGGCGTCCATCGGGTCTTGGTCTGCGTATTGGCTGTTCTCTTCCAGCCAGTCGTCCATCACGTCCTGATAGTTAACGCAGCCCTCGATAGCTTCCTCCAGCCGCTCGCTTCCGTTGTTGTTATTCTTATGCGCCACTACCGCTGTGTTTCCGGTTCTGTCGCACCAGACTGAAATGTCGCCTGCCTTGGTCTTGATGTCTACCCTTGCAACCGCTGGTCGCTGTGGATCACGGTCTATCTCAAGCCAGATGGCATCGTACATTTTCGTCCTGCATTCCTCGATAATTCTTGGCTTCATTCGTTACCTCCTCTCTTATTGAATATGTAACTTTGGAAGGTCTCACGGCACGACTTCAATACCTCGTTGTCCGTTCCGTCCAGTGGTATGAGCGGAATGTTATCCAGTGCCACGCAAAGGTTGCCTTCAAACTCTCTGTACTGGATTCTTCGCTCTGCCTCCAAATAGCACTTGTTGTTCAGTTCGCATTGCTTTCTGGTCTTGCGGTTCGCCTTCCAGTTAGTGATAAGCCAGCAGATGTCTGTGTACTTCACGATCATCCTGCGCATATTGATTGATAACTTGCTCATAGGGCAATCCTCCAGACTTTTTTAATCTCTTTGCCCTCGAAGACCTTGCGGTTGTCGATTCTGCGGAACTTGACCTTAATCTTACCAGCCTGCAACCATCTGCGCAGGGTGTTGCGATGGATGCCCAGCACCTTGCAGGTCTCTGTCATGGTGTATCTGCCTGCATCCGCTACCTTTGGTTCTACGTTCGTCATAATTAAGCCCTCCAAAAAATTAAAGTTACTAATACGATGGCAACTGCCAGGCTTATTACTTCGTCACTTGTGATAATCTCGATAAACTTCTTCATACGCTCTGAATGTTTAATGGTTCCACTTGATTACTTGCGCACGGCTGCACGTCTCTTCTTTGGTGTTATCAATCCAGCCTTGATGAGGATAACACGCACGTTCTGCTGGGTGCAACCAACACGCTGTGATACTGCGAGCATTATTCTGCTGTCTGAGGTCTCGGCAGGTGCTTTTGCTCGGAAATCTGCAAACATCGCTATGATGTTCTTCTTTCTTTCGTCCTGCTGCTTCTGCAGTGGGGTTCTGAAATCGTAATTAAAATTTTCTCCCATTTTTTATTTGTATTTTAAATTATTTTCCTTATCTTTGCAAAAGAGTTTTTAAACTCGTTCTGTAATTCGGTTGCAAAAATACAAAAAGAAAATTGAAAAACAATTGTTTTGTGGTTGTTTTTAATAAGTTTTTAATTAGTTTTAAATTGATTTACAATTATGAGCGGTGAAGAATTAAAGAAGTATATTAAGAGTTCGGGCTTGACAATGAGCGATGTAGCTAGAGAACTGGGTACTACACCACAGAATGTGCAGGCTCGTCTTGGTCGCAAAACTATAAAAATTGATTTTATCCAAAAGATAAAGGAAATCATCGATAGATGTGCCCCTCCACTCCCTGCTGAGATGGAAGCGGCTGTTATCGGTTCAAACGTCAATGGTTCGAACAGTTCCAATGTCTCCCAGTCGCTTGCTGGCGATGCTGCCTTGGCTGCTGAGAATAAACTGCTGCGAGAACAGAATGAGTTCCTGCAAAGTCAGGTAAAAACGCTGCTTGCCATTGTCGGGCAGAGATAAAAATAATTAACTATATTCTAACAAAGATGAAAGAGGAGGATTTCATAGAGCGGAAGGAGAAGATTCTTCTTGCCGCCCTCGGGAAAAGCTGGCTATGGAAAGCCAGCAGGTTGATAATAGGTATTATCCCTCCAGTGGGTGCGTTTGTAATGCTGGTTCACTGCACTCTGCTCTCGCTCGGCATTCGTGTAAAACTCACGGAGTGGATATTCGACTGCTCAATATTCGGCTTCATCGCCTGGATCATCGTCAGCCTTGCCTATGGCTTCTGCTGGGTACATCGAGCGTTCGCTACCTACGGAGTGCTGATTTCGTTCTGCATCGACTTCCAGCGTTCTTTCGGGTTCGGTGTCTTGCGCCAGCCGCTGCATCTGCTGATGGTCGCCCTAGGGCTGCTGCTCTTCTTCGTCTTCATCAAGAAAAAGGCTTGGAATGAGTTCTACGACAGAAATATAAATCATTTAAACGAAAAGTAATATGAAAAAGATAATAATGTCATTCGTGCTTGCGCTTGTGTGCGTTGGTATGCATGCGCAAACACTTCTTTCAAGGAGTTTCGAGCTATCACCATCGGTTAGCTATACTGTGTTTGAGCCTAAAAAAGATACCGTTTATTATTGCAGGATAGTTCGTGCTATCACTCCGAAAGTTACGGATAGCTTCTATCTAAAATTTGATGGATGGAACAAACTTGTTGGTGCGTTGAATTTTATGATGTCGCTTGAGGGACAGGAAAAAGGACGAAAATATCAAATCGACTCTTCACTGAACAAGAATACCATAACGACTGGAAAGCAGGATGGATTTCTCTTTATACCTTCGGAAGAAGGACTGACCATCTCCAATGGTGACGAGATACCAAGTCAATTCGCCTTTTATAGTTATTCTGATATAGCTTATATTCTCAAAGGGTTAAATATCGAAGTCAAGTTGAAAAAACAAAAGAAACGTGACGCTCGAAACAATAGCAATATAGACGATGCCTATAAATATTGATAGTCTTCTCGCCTACGAGGAATACCTGCCAGTGCTCACCCCTTCAGAGGTGGATGGGCTGCTGGCTTCTCGCCCCTCGCTGGCTCAGTTGCAGGACTGGTCGCAAAGATTAAATAATCATCGGGCAAGGCTGGAAAGCGTTTTCGGTCGTGCCTATAAAAAACAGAAAGATTATGGAAGATAAAAATCTGATGTCCGCTGATGTGGATATAGTAGTTCGTTTCTTCTCTGCCATCGACCGCCTGAAGGCTGATGGTTGTATTGGCGGTCTGAAGACGATAACCGACCGGTATGGTATCAACCGCTGGAACATCATGTCCCTGCGAGAAAAGCCTGCCGAGTATTACGGTCGTTTCCGTCCGTCTTGGGTTCAGTTCCTAGTCCGTGACTACCACATCAACCCATACTGGCTGCTCCTTGGCTCGGGAGAGTTTTATGCGACTGGCTTCACGTCCGAAATCGTGAAAAACCTGAATAAAAACTGCACAAGAAAAAAGCAGTCTGCATAAGTTTTTAATTTTCAATCATTTAGAACATACGTTATGATTTTAAGTACAACTCCAACCATAGAAGGCCACCCTATCCGTGAATACCGTGGCGTAGTGACCGGCGAAACCATCATCGGTACCAACTTTGTAAAGGATTTCTTTGCCAGTGTC